AACGGCCTAGCACCACGGACATCCCGCGAGTTGGCCAACCTCTACGGGGTCAGTAGGACAACCATCATGCGGCGCGTACGCGATGGCGTGACAGGCATGGCCATCGTCGCCCCTACAACCAACAAGAGAAGACCTAAAAACTTCTACACCGTCGATCCTGCTAAGCCTCCCATGAGTGTGGCGCAGCTAGCAGAGGCATACGGGGTCTCAGAGCGCATGATCTACCAAAGGCTCTCCAATGGCGCTACAGGAGCCGACCTCGTGAGCAAAACGCGCCAGTACCACCCACGGGCGGCCACTGCACCTAACCAGTACAAAGCCATTAACGGCTTCCAGATCCTTTAGGTCAGAAGCCCACCAAAACAACCAACAAGTGAGACCGATATGAGAGATATTGTAGTCAAGCTGGCCACTAAAGCTGTGGCAGACGCAGGCACGCAGTATGAGATGCATCGAAGGCCGGATAGACAGAACGCTCTGCGCCTCGCTGTTGTAACTAGCTCAGACCTTGGGGTCGCATTTACTACCCTCAACATTGAATATAGCGACCTCGCCGTAGCCGCTGATGCCTCTACAGGCTTCGTAGCCCGCGCCGTAGCTAGGACTATCAGAGAGCTGGACGAGTACACAACCAAAACAACCAACAAGTGAGAACAAAATGAAGACAACCTACCATTGTAGTATGTGCGCTGCGGAGATCACAGACAAGACCAAAGACCTAACAGAGACCCGTGACTTAGCTCTTGCGCTGCTGGCCTCGGCGGTCGCCGCATCCTTCGACATTAAGCTGCCACCAAAACAGCCCGACACGCCAGAGAATATGCTGCGCCAGATCCGGTTCGTGCTGTCGTACCTAGCTGCCCACACTTAGCTCCCACCAACACCTCAACAGAGCGGCTTTTTAGCCGCTTTTTTATTGCCTGCAAAATAATTGAAATTAGATAAAATTAGTTATATAACGGATTTATCGTAAAAAGCTATTCGGGTTCCTAAATGGGTGTTTTTGCATATTTAGTCGCAAGGCTCATATAACAGACAACAAATCCCAGAGATTTAAACTTGTAATACAACTCTTAAGCTGCTAAATAGGCACCAAAGTAATTATTTTATTCGTTAGCGGCCTAATTCGATAACTATGCGAGGCTAACGATCAGACTTAAAGGGCTAAAAGGTCGCCTTTGCGAGATAGGTTAAAATAGGCGATTACATTGTAAAATAAATTTGAAAATACCCCAAGTTCTGCTAATACCACCATTAAATTTACTAATGGCTAATAGGAGCTAAAGTAATTGGATTGGTCAGAAACTAATCAATATAGGCGATGTAAGGGCTTAAGTTGAACTAAAATAAATAGTTATCCAAAAGTGCGCTTTAAAACAAACACAATGTCTTTTTTTTTATTCAAATTACAATTATTTATTATATACAGCTATTTCGCCATCCAGAAAAACGTGCCTGATTGCACAATCGTAAGGGAACTTTTGGCTAGCTGGGTTATTTACGCTATAAGCTAAATTACTTCTTGCGCCACACCATTCCTTTAGGTATTGTTAGGTCTCAACCACCGAGGAGTTAGTTATGCACAGTTACACACCCTTCTACATCACACTGGCCACCGTCATTTGGCTCTGCATCCACGAAGAATCCCTCTACGGCCTTTTAAGAGGCGTAGGGCTACTATGCCAGCGGGTTTTGCAGATCGTCGTTGTAGTGGCCGTTCTCGGCGGTCTGAGCGCATTGTTCAGCCCACTTGTGGTATTATTCGCCGCAGGTTTCGCCTACAAGGTGTACAGAGACCTCAATCAACCCCTAGATGAACACCAAGGAGACCTATAATGGGTTCTAAGAAAGACAACAAAACAAGCCGCAAACGCAGCCGTAGCAAGCAAAAACGCTCTGAGGAGGAGATTAAGCACCAAAAAGAGGTAGACGACGAAGCGACAGAGCGTAAAAGGCTGCTCCCAAACGGCGAGCCTGAGTATGAAGAACACATCGAAGCCGATAAGACTACGATAAACAAGCACTTAGGTAAACCGACGATCCACACCGTCGATATTGACGGCGTAAAACACACCGTCCACGAAGTTAAGATCACCGGCGGCAGCACGGTGGTTGGAGTGGCTCAAGGCACCACAAAAACCGCTAAAAAAGCAGCCGCTAACAACGCCACACAAGCAGCTTTAGCTACTGTATCCGCCCCAGCCGCCCAAACTACGGCAGTTATCACAAATCTCAATAACGGAGGTAACGGCAAATCTGCAACTAACGTAGGCACTGGCGCTAAATCGGCTGCGGGAACCAAAGGAGCAGGAACAACAGCCCCATAGGAACGCTAAGCACATCAAAAACGTGGATTATTAAATTCACCAACTTGACAGCAACCGGCAATACTGCCATACTACCGGCTCAGAAGTAACTCCTCTGTGCCGTGATTGCCTCAAGTCTCCCTTGGGGCTTTTTTATTTGTGAGACCTTATTATGTTTCGATTTTTAACTTTGTTCACCTTACTTGTTGTGGCCGCAGCCACCGCCTTGGCTCATGCAGCCCCTAAAGAGAAGCACTACCAATTCAAGTGGTGCGCTAAAGCCCACGGTGCCACTGAATTTAGGTTAGATGATAAGACACGGGTTGACTGCCTGACCGACAACAGAGCCATTGAGTTTGATTTCGATACCAAGTGGGCTGAGTCGGTCACACAGGCATTACATTACAGCCTAAAGACCAATAAACGTGCAGGGGTGGTGCTAATCACCAAGTCCGGCATCGCCTCTAAGCACTACAAGCAGCTCGTGGCCGTGGTCAACCGCTACAACATGCCAGTGGACGTCTGCTTAATCAGCGACACAGGCCAATTCGTCCGTGCGACACCCCGCTACGGCTGGTGCCTGCACCCTACCTTAGCTGTTGAAGAAGCCGCTGTTTGCAGCGGCTGCCACACAGCCCTTAAACCTTAATTAGTTGGAGTTACTTATGAGAAGTTGTGTTTTATGCCACAGTTATGGGATCAACAGCCATTTAGATTGGCGGCAAGGTGAGTCCCATAAGGAAGCTGTGCTTTGTGATACATGCGTGTGGCGGCTGAGAGCTTGTGCTGCTATGCCTTCCTTAGCTGCTAAAGAGGTGGCCATCTTAACGACTGACCACCCAAACTCAACCAAGGCGGAGATGTTTACCAACTTCGTTGAGGCCATCCGCATCCAGTACAAGCTGGCCTAACCTTAGATCCCTATATAGGTCTCTGGGGCGTTCTTCTTAGCAGAGCGCACCTTGGAGGTCTCATAGACATAACTCATAGCAGCAGGGCTGGCCAGATGCTGCTCCACAAACTGCACCATATACCGCATAGCGTCCGCGCCGTGGTTCCATTCTGATCTAGGCGGCTTAGCGTCCCAAGTGCTTGTAGCCTCATTCCACTTCTTAGAATACTTCATAGCGCACTCCGCCACATAGCCACATTCTCGATCTATGTGCATGTACGGTATCCAAGCCCTGACACTCTCAATGCTGTTCACCAAACCTAATTTAGGTAGTATGTCCGTCTGAGTTAGCCCACGGCTGTTAAAAATATCTTCGCGGGTCATTCTGTCCTCTGACGACAAATCCACCACACAAGCATCATGGGGCAGCGCCACCTTAGCCACATCCCAGCCGCGTCGATCCATTACTTGATGGATTAGGTAATCAGCGTAGAAGCCGATAAACTCACCAGAGTTGGTGTACTCACCCACCATACGCAGCGATGGGGCGCTCTGGGAGCCTTCAAAGTATTGGAACAACAGCAACACAGTGAGGTCATTGCTACCCAAATCAGCCGCCACATAAACCGGCAGCGCGGGGTCGTATAAGTTAGGTGTAATTCGGCTGTTACGGATGACGTGCCGCAACCACAACCTAGCCCAATAACTGCCGTCTTTAGCGGCGCTGAACGCCTCATCAGGGGTAGCGGGGTACTCTTGGTGGATGTCACCCTCAAGCTCCCTGTATTGAGCCACCCAGAAGTTCTGCTGCTCAGGGGTCAACACAATTCCATGCTGCTCCTTGAGGACGGCAAAGTAATCGCGCGCTTCTTTAGTTATGGGCTGTGTGACCGACTCTAAGCAATCTGGATCGTCATGCCACGGCAGGAAGACAGGTAGAAAATCCTTACCCGCTAACTGCTCCACCTGCGCCCTGACCGCTACCGCGTTATCCCACATTGTCTTAAAGTCGTTCGCGCCTTCTGCTGTTGACTCAATCGCCCCCACATTACCCGCCTTCAAGGTCTGTAACGTCCCTGTCTTAGTTTCTCTGGCTCTACGGGGGTTTTCGTTGGCTATCTTGCCAAACTCTGAGATATGGAGCCGTTGCAGTGTAGCGGATCTAAAGGACGTTCTGATAAACATCGAAGAGTTGTTGTTATAGCTGCGCTCGGTGGTGTTCTTGACTGCCACCGACCTATTCAGCAGCTCTACCACGTCAGGGTCTAAGTTATCCCACAGGGTTTGTACACGCTCAAGCAGAGAAGAGGCTTCGGCCTTCCCCTGCGCCATCAAGCCACACTTTAGGTTGCGGATAAATAGGGCATCGTCGTTGAAGGCAATCAAGAAATAGGTAGATATGCCTTGCTGCCTACTTTTGAGGATAATAAGGCGGCTGTGTTTCAGCAGGTAGGAGTGGACAATAAACTGAGCGCGGTTCATCTTGAAGTCCACAAGATCCCCGTCGCGGTTGACCACTTTGTATAGATTATTCATCCGCCAGAGCTTAGAGGGCAGGTACCGCTTAACAAAATCGCCCTCACTTTTAGGTGTGGTGTTGAGCAGCTCCCACAGATCGCGGCGGTTGTTGAAAAGGCTTAAGAACTCCTTCTCGGTGATATTCAAGTTAGCAGCGCCAGCCAGAACACTTTAGAGGCAAGCAACCAGAGCAGCAGCCATAAGATATAGCCACAATCAAGCAGCCGGTCGTGGGAGCGCCCGAAATGGTCGTAATGGGCGATGGTATGGAAGGCGGCTAAGACAGCAATGGAGCCAGTTAACGCAAGCCACCCAAACACGATAATTACAGTAGACAGCATAGCAACTCAATCCTTTAGGTATTGCTCAAAGGCTAATTTCTTAGGCTGCTTTGAGGTATCTTTAGTTTCTTTGAAAAAGGCGTTTTGCAGCTTAGATAGGGTCTCGGCAGCTATGATACATTCATCCACAGACAACATCCCGCTAGCCTGATCGTGTATACGCTGTGTTAGCCTAACAGCCGCTTTCTTTAACGCATCTTCCAGCTTAATGTCAGGGTCGTGTTGGATTAAAACCTGCGCTACCGGCTCGACTGACTCGACCATATCCAGCGGGTTGACGATTATGCTGTCAGGCACCGAAGCGGCTGCCCCGTCCTCTAAAATATGCGCTGTCATCTGTTCGTCAAGGTCGAAGTATTCGTGTAGCAGCCCTTGCGCGTGTACCTTAGCTGCTACCTTAGAGACCTTGACCACTTCGGAGTAGCTTACGTCCAACATATCCGCAGCTTCTCTGGGGGTCTTGCCCCCAAGTGTGAGCGCGGCGGCTCTGATCCGATCTACGTCATTCAGCACTGTTAGAAGCCTCTTCGACCTCCTCCACAACGCCTGCACGGAACGCTTCCGATGCAACATAAGCGCGGATTGCGCGTACCATATGGTAGCTAAAGGCTTGACCACGGGCGGCTGCACGGCGCTTGAGATCAGCTACATCATTCCGCGCATCTTCCTGACTAACTGAAAAACAATATGAGACACTTGCCATTAGGTTTAACTCCAAGTAAAAATATATTATATTATTTAGTTGCGTTACTGTCAACTGCCGATGTATAATAACCTTTTTGGGGATTTACTTATGGTTACAGATAACACCGAAAACGAAGAAGAAACTGCGCCTACAGAGACCAAAGAAGAGGCATCCTTTGCAGACAAAGTGGCCGCTGTTGTTGACTCAATGACCGTGGACGACAAAGGCGTAGCACAGTTGCCTGCCGATGCCGAGTTGCCCGAAGAAGTGGCCTATGCCGCAATGGAAGTTAAGCGCCGCCGTGACACCCGATCAGCCTACCTCAAGCAGGCGCAAGAGTTAGCCGCGCTGAAAGCGGAACGTGCCGCCCTGCAAGATAAAGTCGTGGAAGCCTCGCCTATGTCGTTGACCGACGATCAGGTGCTACAGCTTGAGTCAATGAAGATGGAAGACCCAGACGCTTGGCGAGAGAAGGTGAACGCTTTGGAGAAGGCCAACAAAGCCACCCTTAAAGAGCAGTTAGATGAGCTGTCAGAGAAGTCTGCCCAATCAGCCTCTTTAGGTGGTCGCACTGAGTTGTATAAGCAGTTTGAAGCCGATACTGGCGTGGTGTTGACGGACGATATGGTTAACAATGACCTGCCAGCAGCTTATAAACGCGGCTTGGAAGACGGCTCTTTGTCGTTTGAAGATTTTTTAGCTAAGTCTAAGAAATTCTTGTCCCTTGACGCGGTGGTGCAGACCCCCAAAGAGCCAGCTAAGCAGCATAACTTAGGTAAAGCAGCCGGTGGCAGTTCGCCAGAAGAAGCCGCACAAGAGTTGGATGCAGATGCCAACTACAAAAACGAAATTTTTTAACCTTAGAGGAGTCTGTTGTGTTAGCTAAAGGTTTGTTGTATTGTTTCTATGTCCTACCTGCTTTTGTGGGTTTTGTTCTTACTGTAGCAGGAACCAATTGGTTCCTGCGCCATTCAAGGGGTTAATGTATGGGTTCTGTTATCGCACGACTGTCTGAGCCGTCCACATGGGCTTCTGTATCTGTCTTGCTGGCTCTGGTTGGTGTCAACATCCCAGCAGACACTCTAGGTTTAGTTATGCAGGCTGAGAAGGTAGTGTAGTGACGCTGGGTGAAAAACAAGAGCTGTTTATGCGGCTCTTGCCACGCCTGATCGACAAAGCGCATTCTTTAGGTTTTGATATTCGTGGTGGTGATCTGTTCAGAGACCCTAGGGTGCATGGGCATTTTGGGGTTAAGCTAGGCTACAGCCACAAAAACAGTTGCCATAAGCTCAAGCTGGCCATCGACCTCAACCTGATGTACCGGCAGCAGTTGGTAACAACCAAAGCAGGCCACAAAGAGCTAGGTGTTTGGTGGGAGAAGCAGCATAAGCTCTGCCGATGGGGTGGGCGCTTCGGTGACGGCAACCACTATTCCATAACCCATTGGGGTGCAAAATAAACCTACCTTTCTTTGTTTAGTTGTGTTAGTATCCAGCAATCGCATGGGTATTCCGCTTCGCGCCACACATGCTAGTAGCTCCAGACTGATTTTAGTTGCTCTACTAGCGTAATCAGCAACGACAAATAGCTCTGAGCCTCCCACACTCTTAGATTATTTGAGGAATGCCTAATGGCCACCGCACAACTAGCACTAAATTCTGCTCTGATCCGCAAAAAGTGGATGCGAGAAGGCTTGATCCAAGCCGCATCAAGAAGCTTTTTCTCCCCGTTTACTGGCAACAGCCGTAACAGCATTGTCTACCAGTCAATCAACACCAATGCTACCGAAGGCCATACTGTAACCTTCGATTACAGTGGTAACTTGTCAGGCCGCGCGCGCAAAAACAAAGAAGCCGCTTACGGTACCGGTGAGACCAAACGCCAGTTCAGTGAGACTTTGACCGTAGACCGCTACCGTTTGGTTGCAGGCAACGGCGATGCCTTCGACGGCGTGGAGGCTGGTAACTTAGCTTTGACCCAGCACTCAGACAGCCGCAACAAATTGGGCGACCTGTTTGTGCGCTTTAAAGACCAAGCTTTGTTTGACAGCGGCCAAGGCAACTTGCTGGTAGGCGGCGCTGCTCAAGCACCCTCCCATGTTATTGACTTAGGTGTAACCTTTAACTTCGGCACCTTGACGGATATTGAGAAAACCCTCAAAACCTCTCAAGGTTACGTTGGTGGGATGCGCCGTCCCCCAGACCCTTATATGACTGCGGACGGTCGCCCTGTGTGGCTGCTCATTGCTGACGCTCCTATGCTGGCTAAACTGCGCCAAGATGTTGCTGGCTGGCAGACCATCGTAAGTAATGCGGATGTCCGTGGCTCAAGCAACCGTCTGTTGCAAGGTGTCGTTGGTCGTGTCGGTAACTTGTTGATTGTTGAGGCTCCTAGCTTCTTCGGTGCCACTGATGGTGCAGTCTCCGGTTGGGGTATGAACCAATCAGAAGTTGAGATTTCAGGTTTGCGTCAATACTCTGGCGCTACCCCTGCAACGGCTATTTGGTCAGGTCAAACCGGCTTCAACCCCGTTGCCCCTGCGCTCCACTCTCGTGGCCTTATCTTAGGTGCAGGTGCGTTGCAGTTGGCTATGGGCAAACAGCCTGATTACAAATTCCAGCCTTCTACTGACTTCGGGATCACTTCTGAGTCTGCTGTAGAGTTCTGGATGGGCGCTCGTAAGTCTAACCTGACTGTTGAGCAAACCGACTACAAACAAGCCAAGGTTGCTAACACCGACTTTGGTTGTATCGCGGTTGATCTGCAACTCAACTAAGTTAACTGGGAGCCTTAACCGGCTCCCTATTGGAGATTAGACTTATGGCTATTGTTAACGCCTCTCGCAAATACGACAATCAAGCACAGCGCCGTGTCAAAGCCGCCGTGTTTCATTTTGATTTTAACGACTTCCCGACCGCGCAAGTGGCTGGCGCACATACTATCAATTTAGGTACCTTACCTGTTGATGCTATTGTCTTAGGTGCTAAGGCTGTTATTCGGACAGCTCTAGTTGACCCAGCTAACGCGGGGGTGAACGCGGCTCTTACGGTTACTGAGCGCACGTCTGGCACTACTTGGGCTGGCCTACCTTTTGGACTCCAAGGTGTTGCTGTGGTGCCTGCAAAGGTTGTTGACCTCCCCCCGACTATCGCCACCCTAGAGCAGCACGGCACAGAGCCACAGGTGTCTGTAGCTACCACCATGCCAGTAGGTGCTACGGTCTTCCCTGTATTTGACTTGATTGTTGAGTACTTAGATCCTAACCACAAAGACGGCACCTACACCAACGGTTTCTAAGGAACAGCTATGGCGGTTTATAATCTCTCAAAGGGTGATAATCAGTCTGAACCGGCTATTGTCACCAAGGTGTTTAACTTTAAGTTCTCTGATGGGCTTATAGACCCTCTGGCGTTTGGTTACATTGATGTGGCTCTGCTACCGCAGGGTGCCGATATTCTGTTCGCTGGTGTCGTTGTCCGTGCATTACCTAATGTTGCCCGTAATATCGTAGTGTTTATCCAAAGCTTTGGGGGTACTGCTGTAGGTGTGTTGGGCAACTTCAACGCTATGGCCTCTGGGCTTACTTATGTGGCCGCCCCGACGAACCTGCTAGCCCCGAACTTAGGTGTGTCTGAACTGCGGGTGTTCCTCCCTGCTGTACTAACCCCCCAGACAGTCGGCGAGTTTGATATTAGCGTCACCTACATTGACCCGAACCGCAGCTTAGGCCGCTATACTAATGAGGTACAGCTCTAATGGCTAACACACGCAAAGGCGCGCCCCAGAATGACCGTCTAGGTTCGCAGGTTAAAGTCATCACGATTGATTGGGCTACTGTAGCCGCTAAAACAGACCTGACAGCCTCCCCTATCTTAGTTCTTTGTACCCTCCCGCAAGAGGCTATAATCACTTCGTTCACTTACTATACCCCACAGCCTATGACCCCACCCGCGCTGGGGAACGTGTCTTTGGTTCGCCTCCGCGATACTTTCAACACTGTTACGGCTGTATTTGGTGTAGTGCAGCTCAGCAAACCCACAGCTTCCCCTGCTGCTGTTATTGCCACGGCTGGGATGCCTGCCTTGTTTACGGGCGGCGCACAACTAGCACTAGCCATGCCTGCATTACCCGCCCCTGTACCCCCTGCCAGCTTTGCAGGCATTACTGAGATTGTCGTCACCTACAGTCTACCCTCACAGCTTAGTGGCTACGCCACACCGGAGGCTCTGTAATGGCCGTTATTGATATTAGCCGCGAATCAGGCAACGAAAACCGCGAGTTTCGGAATGCTCGGTTCGTTATTGACTTCGCTAAGAACCCCCTAAACCCCTTAGATCGAGCTTGGCTTGGGGCGATCCCTCGCGGCTCCATTATTACGTCACTGGGGCAGGCTACGCTCCAAGTGACAGGCTCGATTGCGACAGCACTGCTTATGGTTAAGTTCCCGTCAGGCTTGATCCTAGCCCCCGCTGGCACGGTATCTACTGCCAGTATCCAGAAAACGGTTGTTAGCGTTGCGGGGAAGCCGAGTTACCGCACAACCGCAGAAGATATGCCTATTGGGGTCACTGTAACGGCTCCGGTATCCGCAGGTAAAGTGGTGCTGACCGTGCGCTATATCGCTCCTAGCGTCTCAGGGTTCCTGACGAACTGATGGCCTCCATTGACCTGATCCTCCAAGGAGATAATGCAGCGCAGCGGGTCACGGCTGCGGCTGTCTTTGAGGTTGATGCCCATCTAACGCCCTATCAGTCAGGTGACACCCTCAACTTAGGTTATCTCCCAGCGAGGTCGGTCATAGATGAGATCAAGGTCATTGTGTTCACGCAGTCGGACGCGACAACATCGGCGGCGCAGGTTAATATCGGCGGCCAGCCGATCACAGCAGCCCACGATCTACAAGTGCTTGGCTGCGCTAACTACAAGCCCTTCGGTGAAGAAGCAGTAATAGGCACTGCACCTAAATTAGTTTCAGTTGCTGTTACGTTTTCGGGTGTGCAGGAGTTCTGCTCCTTCGCTGTTGTTGTCACTTACACAGAAGTCGGGCGTAAGTCTGGCGCGTATAATTTAGGTTAAGGTATGGCACGTTCTCAAGAGATCATTACCAATGTCCGCTACCGCCTCAATGATACGGTAGTCAATAATCAGCGGTGGTCAGATGTCCACTTGCTGCGCCTACTCAACTCAGGCATTCGTGATGTTGTGCGCCGTACCCGCACTCTAACTGACACAATACTAATTCCTTTAGCTAATGGGCAGTCTACTTACACGCTGCCTGCTAATTTGATTGAAGTAAAAGCTCTAATCTATCGAGAGAAAGAGCTTCCTCTAACAAGCAGCCGCCAAATTGATGCGCGGTTTGGGCTTCGGTGGCGTGTAACAACCACTGAAAACTCAATAACTTACGTCGTCTACGATAAGATCAACTCACGGCAGTTGCGGGTCTACCCGATCCCATTAAACACGTCCGCTCAATCAGCCTACACGATAGCGCCATCACCTACAGGGTTTGATGTGTCAATCAGTTCTGGCACCACGCCGTTGCAGCTTTACGGCATTATCAGTGGGGTAACTACTGACGGCGTGAACACCACCACACCTTACGGGGTGTTTACAGGCAATGTCGTGGCTCAAGAGTCTTTGGTGCTTGTCTATGAACGCTACGCCCTGCCCGTGCTTTCTTTAGCTGATGACCCAGAGACCCCTGAAACACTAGACCAAGCTTTAGAGTATTGGGTCGCTGGCCAAGCTTTGAGAGCCGACACCAACCAAGAGAACCGCGCCTTTGGTGCCGAAGAGCTTAAGCAGTATTACGGCGACGTTAAAGCCATCGAAGTTGAATCAGCTAAGAGTAACTTAGGTGACGATCACCAGCGGGTTCACTACAATGGTATGGGCTTTTGAGGCTCTCTAACTTCACCAAAGGGCTTAACACCCTGCTAGCGCCCCACCTGATACCTGACGGCTACGGCAGTGCGTCTGAAAACGTAGACTACCAGAGCGGTGTGTTAGCTCCTTTGAAGGGCAAAACGCCTGCCCAACCGGCACCTGCTGACTTTGCTTATTACTCAACAGCTTTGAGCCAATGGCGGTTCACTGCCGCTAAAGCCGACTACGCCGAAGGGCATAACACCTTAGTTTATACGGATCGTGTGGCAGGGCTACGGTGGACAAACGGCGTTCAGGATAAGCCTGTTGGGTTACAACCGCCTACAGGGGCTGCTACAGCCCTTGTGGTTGATATACCTGCTGCACCTCACACAAGCACTTTACCAGCACAGCTCAACAACTACGGCACCTCCGCTTCGTTTATCACGCTGACCGCTGCCACAGTGGCCGGTACTACGATCCAGCAGGACGCAATATCGGACGGCTACCCTGACTTGCAGTATGCTGCCGTGCCTGTGCTGACTCAGGTGATAGGCGGTATTACCTACAATATGCGCGGCGACCCCATCTATCGCACCGTACCAGCCACACCAGCCCCAGCATCTAATGGGCAGTATTACCAAGTGGGCTTTAATGCAGGCACTCTGTACGAATACGCCACCTTTGTGCCTACACAGTTCGCCAACTCTGTAGAGCTTTACCGCATGTACAGGGGCGAGTGGTATTTCTTAGCTTCTATCGTTGACCCGCTCAATGCAGCCGTTTCTTGGCATCATGACGGTATCTATGACCTGTCGGCAGTGGGTACAGTCCAGCCTACGCCGATCAACAGGGCTAGCGGCTTTCAAGGTGCTATTACCTACTACTTGACGTTCTACGACCCCCAGACGGGTTATGAGTCACCCCCGCAGGTGATAGCCAACACCACACTAACACGCGCCCCTGACATTCGCACCACGGTAGCCCCTGTACCTCCGGCTACATGGACGTTTCAGCGTGAGCAGGGTGTTGTCTTGTCAGGCATCCCTATCCCGACTACCAACGTAGTGAAACGCCTATATCGGCTGGGCGGCTCTCTGACCGTACCAACCTTAGTTACTGAGCTTTTTGGGGCTGCTTCTGATTATGTCGATGTGGCGGCTGATGACGCTATTGATGGCAGGCTCTTAGACCTAAACAACGGCTTACCACCCACTGACATTAAGTACGTCATCGAGTCAAACGCGGTACTCTTCGGCGCGTCCGGCTCTAAGGTGTTCTACAGCAAGGTAGGTGATTGGGGTTCTTGGCCTGCCTTCTACTTCATTGAATACTCCCAAGCTGTCACAGGTTTGGCTGCTGTCGTAGGGGGTGTTCTCGTTTTTACTGAAAACAAGACACACCTCATTACCGGCGAGAGCCACACGCGGTTCTCCACAAGAGAGCTGTGCGCCGATGTGGGTTGCTTGAGCCATGATACGATCCAGACCGCTAAAGGCACGGCTATTTGGCTTGGTCACAACGGCCTCTACACCTCGGCGGGTACGACACCAAAAACCCTCACACGGCACCTACTAGGCCGGTATAACCCGTTCCCAGTAGACTCTGCTTTAGTTGATAGGGTGTATTACCTGCTGGAAGGTTCCGGTGCTACCCGTACCGTGGACTTAGAGTTTAATGTCGTGCAGGACTATAAGGACGGGACGAACACACGCAGCTTAGCTGTCAAAGGCGCTGATGTGTACGCTGTCCAAGGCACCACGTTGTACCAGCTATTCGCCGCAGCCACCCCACTTAGTTGGACATTCTTCCCCAGACTGCTTGCTGTTGATGTTGGGCAGGCTAAAGTGTTCAAACGGGTTCGTATCTCCTACACAGGCTCCATATCTGTTGGGGCTTACATTGATGATGATTCAATCCCAGATGTTAATTTTAACTCTGCAAAGACGTTTGCCGTTGCCTATCTGCAAGTGCCAGCAGAGCTTACACGGGGTTCCGCGATGCAACTTAGGTTATCAGGTACAGGGACGATCTATGATGTTGAGGTAGAGGTGGCTTCTGCTAATGCCTAGTTCCTTCGACACGCCAGATAACCTCTTAGATAATGAATCTCTGCGCTTATTCTTAGATAGTCTGTCTACTCAGGTGAATGTACTCACCTCTAAGAGCCAGCAAACTTACCCTACGCAAGTTAGCGGGACTGCCCCAACTATGAGTGCTGTTTATACTCAAGCTGACGTGCAGGCACTAGCCGATCTAACTAACACCCTCCAACAAACCTTAAATACACTACTTTCGGTATTGCAGTCAAGCTCTGTTTAGCAGTATAATAAGCCTAATCAATATGTAGGTTTTTGTTATGGCTGCATCTTTACTACTTTCTGCTGCAATGGGTGTGTACTCCATTTACCAAGCAAACCAAGCAAGCAATGCCGCTGATAAACAGCAGGCTAAGGCCGATGCGCTGGCCGCTGACCAACTGGCGTTTTCAAAACAGCAGCTTGCAGACTGGGAACAGGCTTACGGTGGTTTGGAAGACAATTTATCCAACTACTACAACAACCTGAACGTAGGCGACTACACCGCGCAGTCCTTGCAGCAGTTTGAGCAAGAGAAGAACAAATCCATGACTGCCTTGCGCCAAAACCTAGCTCAACGTGGGCTAGAATCCTCTGGCCTATCGGCGGGTGTAGAACTGCAATCAGCTCTGCAAGGCGCACAAGGCAGAGCGCAAATCAGACAGCAAGCCCCAGCACAAGTAGCAGCCCAACAGCAGAGTTTCTTACAGCTAGGTATGCAGCGCAACCCCGCCGATAATGTGCAGTCTGTCCTCAACACCCAAGCCACCACGCAAGCTAATTTAGCTAATGACTACAACCAAGCGGCAGGTAAAGCTACGCAAGCGGCTACCGATGCGGTCGGGACAGTGTTCGACCAAGCAGCTAAAGACCCTATCATTAAGGCGGCTATCACGAACGCAACAGGCGGTATTTTCTAATGGCAAATCCTTATATTGGTTTAGGGGCTGCCCGAAGTGCCTCTGGTTTTGTGAAAGACCAAGCTAAACAAAACACCCCACAAGCCAAAGCTGAGAGAGCCAAAGCAGCTCAGGCCGAAGCCCAAGCTAAGTTAGCTACACACCAAATCAACACCCAAGCTGACTACGCCCAAACCCCAGATGGGATGGAGGCCATGCAGCAGAAGCTCAAGAACCAAGACGAACAAATCAGGGTGCAAGCACAAGCTCTGAGCAACGATGCAGCCGCTCAAGCTTTCAAACAATATTCAGACACAGGTGATGCTACCAGCATGAACAACCTGCAAACGCGGCTGACAAAAATCAACGGCGGCGTAGGCTACGAAGACATTGCCCACTTTGATAGCGTCACAGAAGCCGACACAGCTCTGATGGTCAAGAGTGGTTTAGATCCTGCGCTTATTGCTGGCCACCCTGACGCGCTCAGAGGCTTGATTAAAGTCACCAAAAAAGTAGGCGGCCAAGTGATTGTGCCTATGGATGCGTTTCACGCCATGCACGACTACGGAACCCGTATGGATAAGGCAGAGGCCGACCGCAAGCTGAAAGAGGCAGAGCGGGTGCAAAAGATCCTATCCACTTTAGGGTCTGCCCCTGAACGTGATGCCGCTATTTCATCACAATCAGCAGGCGCAGTAGGCACCCCAGAATTCAACCAAGCGTACACGGACACGCGCAAGCAGCAAGACGCAACTAAGCGTAGTCGAGAGTTAGCGGATGCCAGCAAGAAACAAGAAGCTGCTTTAGCTAACGCACAAGCCAAAGCCGCAGGGAAAAACAAGCCACAGCTCAAAACCACACTGAGTAAAGTGGACGCTATGCGTACCTCTATTGAGCAAAAGTTAGTTGATGCCGGTATCAAAGGCACCTTAGACACCGTTGATATGCAAGACCCTAAAGTACGCCAGACGGTTGAGTCGGGGGTCTTAGCGATCAGCAAAGAGTTGGGGATTAAACCCACAGGGGCGCAGCTAAAAGATCTGAAAGAGATCCAAGTGCTGTCCGGCCTCGCCCAAGAGTCCACTGGCAACCTGAACGCATCTAACACAGGTTTCTTTGACTCCTTCGTACACACTTACAAGGGCATGATGTTTGAGGGTGTGGATCAGACGGACACCGAAGGGGCTACAGCATTCGCGGTCTTAAGCGCAAGCTTAGCTCACTCACTGTACGGGGCTTCACAGACGGTCGGTGAGTTGGCGCAGTTCAAGAAGGTGCTGGATTCTGACGCTCGGTTAGGTACTGTTCTCACCCAGCTAAAAGAACAACTCGTGAAAGCGCAGCAGCAGGCCACCGCATTCCGCTTAGACAAACCTAAATACTTAGGTGACTACTACATCGGCGCTTTGGACACCTCCTTAGCTGACACGATCAAGGCACTGGACACGCGGGTCAAAACGGTTAATTATATGGAAGACCACCCCGACGACACCCCCGCGCAGGTTATGAAACATTTTGAGACCTTAGCTAAGGCGGCTGAGATCAAGAAGGCTAAGGCGGCTAAGCTGTCTGACTCCGACACCTCTGCGCTTGATGCAGCCTTTGGGAGCCTTTCATGAAAACAGATATTGAGACCCTAAAAGATTCGTTCTGGATGGGCTACGATATGTACTCCGACTCTCGCATAGAGATGGCTGAGATCATTGATATGTACCACAATCGCCAGTGGTCGCCAGAGCAACTAAGTAAACTCATCCGCAACGGCCAGCCACAAGAGACGTTTAACGTCATCAAGATGTTTGCTCGTATGTTGGTGGGCTACTACTCCACGGTATCGAACAAGGTGCAGGCGGTGCCTCGTCAAGAGTCTGACATTACCACTGCCGCTGCTGCTACCGATGTCTTAGATTACATCTTCAACCAAAACAATATGGACATAGAAGGCGACAAAGTAAAGCTGTCTGCCATTTTATCCGGCGTGATGTGCAGCTACGTCCAACCGGTCAAAAAAGACGGCGACGATGCAGACGACTTTGACAAATTTGGCCGCCCACTCTATGACATTGAGATTAGTTATGTCCCACCCACTGAAATTGTCTTAGACCCGCTCAGCCAGAAAGAAGACTACAGCGATGCCCGATTTTTGCACCGCTTCAAGTGGATGCCTAAAGAGTCCGTGGACGCAACCTTCGGTGCCGGTACCTCCGACAAACTAGAGACCCACTACAACTTTCTGAATATCGACGAAGCAGAATTCGAGTACCAGCACAGCGGAGGCTTCTCAGGCCGCTACCGTGTGTTCGACAATTATTTAGTTTGCCATACTGTCATTGAGGATGATGAAGGCAAGCGGTGGTCGATTTATTGGTCGGGTGATGTTGAGCTACAGCGCGATGAGATCACCTACAGAGATTTGCGCTGGAATTACCGTGTAGTCAAGCTACACAGCAGCGATAAAGTGGAACACTACGGCATTTTCCGCGAAGTCGTAGAGACCCAGAAGGCTATCAACCAAGCCTTAGTTAAGTTGCAACTCATTGTTAACAGCCAGAAAGTCTTTGTTCAAGACGGCGCTGTAGACAACATAGCCGAATTTGAGGCTGCTGTTAACCGCGTGAGTGGCGTAATTCCTGTCCGTAAGCTGACAGGCATCCAAGTTGAGAATATGTCACGGGATGTGTTGGAACTGTACGCTGTTATCGACCGCGCCCTTGACCGGATCAAGCAGACCTTAAGCATTAATGACTCGTTCCTTGGCCAAGCCTTCGCCTCTGACAGTGGCCGCAAGGTTAAGCTACAACAGAACAGTGCCATTATGGCGATGCGCTACTTAACCACACGGATTGAGTTGTTCTATAAGCTGCTTGGGCAGGACACGCTTTCTTTAGTTAAGCAGTATTACACAGCCAGCCGTGTGGTCTCCATTGCTGATGAAGTGACAGGAGCTAGGTTCTTAGAACTAAACAAGCCGATGGAGAAGTGGTCGGGCTACCACGATCAGCAGACCGGCGAACCGATCATGGAGCCGATCATGGATCTGGCTACTAACCCCGCTGATGGGGAGCCAGAGCTGACCGAAGACGGTAAGCTAATTTACGCACCTGTGAGTACCCCCGACTCTGATCTGTCGTTCGCATCTTTAGATATTACGATCCAGAGCGTAGCGTCGCACGACGATGACGAAAGAACGCAACTGTTGCTTGAAACAATGATGTCCGGCTCTATCGGCCAGATGACTGCCCAAGTCAATCCAGCGGGCTTCTTTGAGATGGCTGCGCTGCTGCTACGGACAACCAAGACAAAATACAGCCCTGAGCTTGCCGAGATTCTGCGTAGCACGGCGCAACGCTTAGGCGCAGACCCGCAACAGCAACAGCAGGCACAGGAAGCTGGTTTAGGTCTGTCTAACCAAAGCTCTCAGAAGAGCAAAACGGCTAAGTTGCCCACAAATACGAATGAGGGGTTATAATGGACACGGTTCAGAAATTGATGGATGCCACGGGGTTTGACCGAGTTAAGGTGGAGGCTTACTTAGCTACTAAGCAACAAGCCCACGCTGTTGATACTGCTGCTCCTGCGGTTGATACTGCTGCTCCTGCTGCTCCTGCTGTTGATACTGCTACTCCTGCTGTTGATACTGCTACTCCTGCTGTTGATACCGCTGCTCCTGCTGTTGATAAAGTACAGCAATTGATGGATTCCACGGGGTTTGATAGAGCTAAAGTAGAAGCGTACTTAGCGACCAAAGAACCGCAAGCAGCCAGCAGCGCACAGGCAGAAGCCCCAGCGTTCGATCCAGCTCCTTTGGATGCCGAAGCCGCCCAACTGCGCGGACAGGGGTACGCACCCGAAGAAATTGCGCTAGCACAAGCGCAGCCTATTGACTACGCGGCTATCCGAATCTCTGATGTAGCCACCCCTGACGAATCAGTTACCGACACACAACTACCCTTAGATTATTGGGGGTTGCTCGATAACCCTTCGGCGTATTTCTACAACAACAAAGATACCCAGAAGAACGCTGTCATTCAATTAGCTGCTGAGATGGGCGTAGACCCCCGCACCAAGGCCGGTGTGAATGCTGTCTACTACAAGCAGGCGTTTCAGGATGACGCAGCCGATGCAGCGTCCCGCATAGCCACACTGGAAGTAACCAAGAATTTTGCTTCTGTCGCCCACTCTTTAGGCTCTTTAGTCAGTGATGACTTAGCTAATGACGCGGCTGAGTTTGTAAACAAAAACAGAGAGTTTGTGGCTGCTAAGTTGCAAGAAGATGGGCTTAACATCACTCTAGAAGAGGGTGAGTACACCCTAACGGACAAATTTGGTGGTAAGACGCGAGTCTCGGCTGATATGTGGGATGAGATCAAAGCTAACCCAGCATTCTATGCTTTAGGCTTAGTCGGTGTTGGGGCTGCTGGCGCAATGATGGCTACCGGTGTCCCAGAAGCAGCCGCGCTGCTTGTGTCTACTAGCTTCGGCGCTGCTGCTGGCTCCCAGATTGATTACAGCATTGCTTTGGCTAAGACGAACGAAGAGTACAGCGCCAACCTAGCGCTGCACAAAGCCTCTGGCGCGTTCACCCAAAACGCTGTTATGTCTGTTTTAGGTATGGCCGGTGTTAAAGCTCTGACCAAAGTACCGGCGGTAGCCTTAGCGCCCTTCAAAGGGGTGATGTATGTGGCTAAGAAGTACAACACTAAAGCCAATGCCCGCCAAGTAACCCACGCCTTGGATTTTATGGATCGGACGTTCCCAATGTCTGCTCAGGACAAGGCCGAATTGGTCGCAAGGTACACAGCGGCGACCGGCCACAACCTAGATAAATTTACACCTAAGGAACAGCGCCTCATTGCTTTAGCTGTCACACAGAAACAAGGCCACAGGCTGATCCATGCGGCTGATATTAACGCCAAAGGCACCAAAGCTAATGTAACAAGCCTTATCGACCGCAACATGACGCAGCTTCACAACGTAGTGCAGGGACTAGATTCTAAGACGGCTCCTGAGCAATTAGTCGCCGCGCTCAAGCTGCACAAGAAGCGGGTCGGCACTTACTTCGAGAAAGCTAAATTGGATGGGGCAGCAGCCGCGCCTACTTTCTACCAGTTCCAACCGCAAGACCTAGCTATGGAGGCTTACGCCAAAGCAGCAGGCAACACCAAAGCCGTAGACAAAGTAGCCCGACCTTTTTGGGTCACGCCGTCACAGGCCAGCGGCGTAAAAGCCCCTATGCACGGTGAGAACGTCCGCCTAGTCACTGGCACAGCCTCGGCACAGGTCAAAGCGGTTGGGGACCTGCTAAAAGCTGTCCCTACCGGCGGCAACGACTTTAGAGGTTTGCTGGAACTGCGCCAAAAGCTAAATGCCGACGCGTTCACCAGTGCCGGTGGGACTACAGCTTTAGGTGTTGAGTTGAAGCAAGTAATTGAAGTTATTGATGATCGTATAGACATCCTAGTTAAAGCCACCCCTGCTATGAAGGACTGGGGCGTTCAGTGGGAGAGAGCTAAGCGTGTGTACAACAGCCACTCCTCCCTGTTGAGCGAGAAGCTGCCTACATCACTGTTGAAAGGGGATTTGTCTATAGAGGAAGCAGCCGCCGCTGTCTTGCGTGACTCCACCAACATGAACAAAATCTACCCTAAAATGACGGCGCAGCTCCCACCAAAAGTGGTGGCTGACTTAGAGCAGGCTATGATTGCCTCGGCTGTCACGAAGGCTACAGCTCCCAGTGGCGCTATCGAATATGAGTCAGTGATGAAGGCTCTGAGTATCGAGTTTCAATCCCCGATAGCCCAACGCACCAAAGCCGCTATCAAAGAGCTGTCAGATGTGCTGAAAGATGATCTGGCATTTGTTCGTGCAAAGGGGCAGGCCACGCTTGATAACCCTAATGACACCACACTGGCTATCACAATTGAGGGGTATTTACGGCGCAACATCGTCGGACGTATCGCTACAACGATGCGCCGGTTCAACACGTCAGAGCGCACCAAGACTCTTTTAGCTGTCCATCACCTAGGCCGCCTACTGCGCGACCCTTTGAATGCGGATCTGTCTAAGTCTGTCATAGGTAAACTAGCTCATGACCCTGAGATTGTTAGTATGATTGGCCAGTTGCAAGCAGCAGCGGCTCATGCCCGATCTGTTGAAGCGGCCAGCCGCACTGTCCCAATTTTGCTGCTGCCTAATGGTACAGGCCGCTTAGACCCGTCAGTGACCCCGCACCCAAAAGCAACACTGGTACCTAAGCACCGCATCATGACCGAAGACACGTTTACAGTCCGCTACGGGCTGCCTAAACTAACCCCTAAATCAATCACCCCTGCTATGCGCCGCGTCCTGACTGACGAAGGTTTCGTCGTTGTCTTAGGCAACGATGGCGCAGCGTATAAACTCTAAGGAACAAGAATGGCCACCACAATTGAAAAAGCTTTAGCAACTCGGCAGGATTTTCTTATCGGGCTGACCCCAACCACTCAAATCCGTGGCGGTGCTACGGTCAACGTCGATCCCATCGGCCTAGAGTGGTTACTTAGCTCTGTAGCCGATCTGATTGCCCTCCCTGTCGAGTACACCCATGCCCGAATTGTGCAGGGGGCTGTTTTAGGTTCTTTTGCTTATGATGCGGCCAGCACTGCTGTTGCTGATGGCACCACGGTCATCACCCCAGCGCACGGCGTAGGCCGGTGGCTGCTGCAAGCCGTAGCGTCTGGCGGTGGCGGTGTGTCGGCTTGGGTAGGCGGTAATGCTTACGCAGTCGGTGATGTTGTGGAGTATCAAGGCTCATTGTGGTCTACGACTACAGCCAATACTGATGCCGCGTTCACAGCAGCTAATTGGGCGAATATCTCCAACGCTACCAGCCGGTTTGCTGTTACCGACGCACCGGCCACAGGCTACAGTGCCACCTCAGCTTATGAGTGGTTGGAAGTGACAGCAACGAACACCGTGGATGCGCCAGTCCAGATTTTTGCCCCTCTGAACGCTTCCGTAAGTGCCAAAAACTTGCGGGTTATTTTAGTTAACAACTCCCTTACTAACACAGCGTCAGACTTCAACTTCCAGCCGTCCTTTGTCGATGCTGCTGGCAACGCTGTCGGCTTAGTATCAGTGCCAGCCGGTGAGAGCGCCACGTTAGAGTTCAAGCTAAACAACGCAACCACGAACACTTGGGGGTTTAACAGCAGCTCCACTTATAAACAGCCGGTCGGCGATGTTATCCGTGTTGCGCCATCGGTAGCTGGTGTGACGGTTTACGATTTTGATGCTGCGCCTGCTGCTCTTGACACCCACCAGTACCTCCTAGCAGGCTCGGCTGGCACCCGTCTTAACTTAGCTCCTAGTATGTCGGCCACCTCTGAATTCACCGTGCAGGATGACCAAGCCAGCCGCACCGTGCTTGAGCTGTACGCTGACCACTTCACGCGGGTCTACCATCGCAAGCTGGTTAACACCTTCCTGCAAACTTGGGGTGCTTGGGCTGTTGAGGTGCAACACTTCACTGTCGCCAGCTTAGCAGCTACACTTCCCACACACCCTGTTGGCGGTGACACACTCTACGATCAAGCGTCAGGTATCAAATACACCTACGTCATCGAACCTTTAGCCAGCTTTTGGAAGGCCGTCTAATGCCTCAAGCACCCTCTGCCCCTGCCATTGGGGATGAATACTCCGATCTGCACAAGACGTTCGTATGGAACGGTACAACGTGGGAGCCTGCTAAGAAGGCGTACCTGCTTGCCGCCAGTGCGGGGGTCTCTCGGCCTGCTATTAACCCCATAGTAGGAGATCACTTAGATCTAACTGTAATTACAGAGTCGCAAGGCTCTGGGATCGGGTACGATACGGTCTCACCGTACACCAACGTGTTTGGGGCTTCTGTGGGGCGCATTACGCTAAGCGGTAAGCGATTCCAACTAACGGGAATGTGGATGCTTGATGGGGCTGTAGTCCCTCAGGATACGGTTAAATTCCAGTTCTCCACAGTAGCGACCGCCCCGACACTTATTGGCAGACAAGGCCGAAGCCACAGCGGTGCTTTTAATGCTAACAACGGCTTCGTGCCAGCCTCGGCGTTTGTTGATACGTTTGGTGGTATTGTGCAGGTTGAATTGCAGCTAACCATGCTGCTGACCGGCGGCGCACCTACTTTCGATACCACAGTCTTAGCTAAAGGCTCATACATTGAAGTGAGGGAATTGTAATGGCACAAGCACCTGCAACACCCATCATAGGCACCCCGTACGATGACGACAGGGGGTACTCGTATACATGGAACGGCGCAGCTTGGGAGAAGCAACCGCTCGGTTACTTGTTGGCCTCGCGTGGTATCGCACCTTTAGTTCCTGCGGCTATTGGCGACCACATCCCGTTCGCTACGATCCAGCAGAGTTCTGGCACAAGTATCGTGTTGGACACGGCCAGCATCTACACGAATTTAGCTGGCGCTTCTGTCGGTCGCATCACTTTGAAGCCTAATAAAAGCTACCAGATTGAGGCTTTTTGGGTGGAGAACGCCCAAGCAGCCGGTGTTAACAACCAGATAGTTTTTGGTGTGTATAACCTGACCACTGCCTCGTTTACAGGCAACACTGGGATGCAGTTCGGTAAAGATAAGGTGGTTAACACGATGCAAGCCCCTGCAACCGCTGTAATCCAGACAGGGCTGACCCCCGAAGTAATCGAGATCCGGAAAATCTCAGGGCTGCCCATTGCGCCCTTCTTTGGGGATATAAATTATGGCGGCTGTTCTTTGATGATTTTGGAGATTTAACCAATGGCGCAAGCAACCCCAAACCCCACCGCAGGACTTAGGTACAGAGACAACCAAGGCGTACAATGGACGTACACAAGTCAAAATATGTGGGCTAAAACGCCTAAGAACTATTTTATGTCTGAGCCAGCAGCACCGCTGGTTGCGATCCCCGCAGGTATAGGCGATCACGTCCAATTTGACGCACCGCTGGTAACAAGTGGCAACCTATCAGAGATCACCGTGGATACGGTCTCACCCTACTCTATTTTGACTAACACCCCGTCGGTCGGTCGGATCACCTTAGCTCAAGGTGGCATCTATCTGGTTAAAGGCTACTCGCACAAGCGGCCTGTCACCAAAGACCCGTTCCACAGGTTCCAAATATATGATGTGACCACAGGGCTGCCCATCGGCAATGAAGGCTGCTCCTACGCTACAGCTAAGCAGAAGCGCAACAGCCATATCAATATGTGCAACGCAATTGTAGACACAGCAGCAGCCCAAAAAGTCATTGAGCTAAGGGCATTGTCGGGGGTGGCCACCAACCAATTTAGGTACTCAGTCACCTCAATCATCGGCTGCTGGATCGAGATCATAGAATTAGACAGACACAAACCTTAACCTTGGAGACCTTAATAGTGAGTACCCCTGACGAACGCCTGTTTGAGTTGGAATTACGGCGACAATATGATGGCAAAACGATGGATGTGCTGCAAAAAGCAGCTTCCGAAACGGCTAAGGACGTAGCCGAAATTAAATTAGTGCTTCGGGATGTCACTAAACAGATGGAGGGTAATTGTAAGGCCAACACTGAAACTAGAAAGTTGTTGACCGACACCGTAATGCCTGCCTTAGCGAATATAAAAGAGCTAAAGAACCGTGGCTCTGGCTTGGTAATGGGCTTGGGTTTAGCTGGGGTCGGTAGCAGCGCAGTGGCCACTACCTTGATTAAGCTTTTGGGTTAGTAGCCTCGGTACCCTGAGAACAGCTCTGGGTACGTCTGCTCCATCAAATCTAAGAAGTGAGTGTAGCCGCTCACAACAAACGCCGTACCTGTAGCTGCTGTCACAGACTGCAAAAACCGCTGCTGTAATGGCGACACTTTGCCGCCATCCTCCCGCTTAACCTCAACAGCTAAGAAAGCACCTTTAGGTGTACAGGCCACAATGTCACTTACGCCAGCTTTGCTTGCGGCCACGATTCTGACCGCCACAAAGCCGTTTGCCTCAAGCCATCGGACAATGCTGGCCTGCTCTTGGGTCTCACTCCTCATTTGTCGATCCTCACACAAACAAATCTAGGTAAGAACAGGCTCTTATTACCTGTAACCCGTTCTGTAGTGACGCTGTTGTAGGCCACTTCAATGGTTTTACCTAAGAAGGTTGTCATTGGGGCTTTGCGCTGTTCGTCAGTCAGGCCAGCAACATGCACCGACACCTGAACACCGTCCACGACACCTTCACAGGCCAGTGCGCCAATTTGACCTTGGTACTTACCTTTGCCGACCTTGAAGCCAACACAGCGCAGATCCGCCGTATTAACTGCCTTCATCTTGCCCCAATCAGCACAACGCTTGAAGGCGTATACATGCTTAGGTCTCTTGACAATGATGCCCTCGGTGCCTGCGGTGATTGCGGCTTCGTAACAGGCGTTAACCTCGGCAGGGGTGTGGCATTTAGTCACAGGGACCAGTGACACCTTATCAGTACCTAAGTGCTTGATGATGCGAGCTACCTCTTCGCGGCGGTCTTCGTACTCCTCGCTGCCTACTTGCAACACCCACTCACTGACGGTCAGATAATCGAACACCTTAAAAGTGAGTTTGCTCTCATTAACATAGCCTTCGTGCATAGCCGTCAATACAGCACCGCTGATTTTAGATCGGTCTGCTGATGTAGCCCCATCGTTGTAGATAAGCTCCCCGTCAAGCAGGCCATCTAAATTAGCGTCTTGTAGCCATTGCTCAAGCTCTGGCAGATAAATCTGCTTACCTTGGCGTGTGTACAATTCTACACGCTGCCCCAGCCGCGCCAGCACCCGTACCCCGTCAAGCTTAGGCTCCACCCACACAGGGTACGTCATCTTAGCTGGCTCAGCCTTCTTAGCTAACTGACATTTAAATGTTTTGATTAAGTCTCGGCCTTGCTCGATGCGGTAGGCTTTGTTGATTGAAGCCACCCCCATGCCGATGCGTAGGTCTCGGTTGATGATGAACGCCATGAGGGGGTTTAGCCCCGCTGCTTCGGCGGCACGTTTTTTGGCGTAATCTCCTGATGCTCGGCGGTCTGCCAGTGAGTCAAGCAGCCGGTAGTCGGCAGTGCTGAGTGGCTTCACGCCCTTAAAGCTCTTAGGTACTGGCAGCGTCACCCCGTAGGTTCTTGTGGGGGCGTACGTCAAAGTCATGACGGTATCAAGAGCTAGCTCAGGGTCTTTCAAGCCAGCAGCTAAACAACGAACCTTAGCTGCCCCGGTCAAGGTGGACAGCTTCGTGAGTAATTTCTGTAGTTTCATAGTGGTAACTCCTCAAACATGGAGTCAACAAAATTTTTCTTGTTGACCGCCACTGTGTTGTAAACTTGCGCGGATACTGCACCCTCTGCAAGTAAGTAATGCACGACAATTGGCTTATCTCTGTTGAAGCCTGCCTGCCGCGCTCGGCGCTGAACGTATCGTGCTGTTGACCAGTCCATACTGTACACCACACAAGTGTCTATGTGACTTAGCTCCACTCCTTCGGCATACGATGTGCCTTGGAGCAGTTGAGCCTTCTTGAAGTGATCTTGCAGCTTGAATAATTCAGCTTTGTATTGGTAGAAGATAACTAAATCTTTCGTGTCGCCCCAATGACGCTTAATGTACTCTACCTTTTCTAGGCTATCAAGCATTAAATACACGCTAGGCATAGAAACACCATCTAACGTCTCTGTAGTCATAACTGTATTACACACCGTCGCGGGGAGCTGCTTAATGGCTTGGTTGATCTGGGTAGGTGTCTCACAAGGGAACCGCCATTTTAAGACACCCCCCTCCAACATGTGCAGCGATGCCCTAAGCTTCATAGAGCTATCAGCCACAAAAGATCGTTCTATCGGGTCAACGACAAGCATTTTATCTTTCAGCAGCGCATTGTAGAGGGCTTTGGTCTCTTCTGAGAGCGGGACAAAATGCAGCTTGTCGTTAGGCTCATGCGGGAAGTCTAGCGCCGCTCTTGTGCGAGTGACAAACAAGTGGGCGACACCTTGGCGGCACAAATCCGCCTTGGTGGTGGTGTACTGATTGATCGTCTTGCCGTGTACCTGAATGCTTTTAGGTATGCCATACGTCCGGAACCAAGCGTAGAAGGTTTTGAACTTCGCCCAAGGGCTAAAGCTGGACACTTGCAACTGGTGAAACAGTTGGTGATGGCCTTGGGCATGGGGGGTGGCTGAGATAAAGATGATCGGCAGCCCCAAGCAAGCCTTCCGCACCGCCTGCTGAGTTTTTGACGCTTTCGGCACCGCAGCTAGATACGCATGAGCTTCGTCAATAATAACTAAATCCGGTTTGACGATCTGCTTAGCCAGCATCTGATACGTTGTGACTGTGTACTCTTTGTTGTGTTGGTAGGCGGCTAGGGTCTCCTCCCAACCAGCCACGGCTTTGCGTTTGGTCAACACCAACACCTTAGTTACGCTGTCTTTGCAGGCTTCGGCAACTAAAATAGAGGTGAGGGTCTTACCCACGCGCTCCTGCGCTGATAGATACACAAGGCCGTACTTCTTCAAGATCGGCAGCGCCTCTTTGTACATAGCTACTTGATAATCAAAGGGTTTCATCTCTGACAACCTCCCCATCATGCTCAACGGTAACGCCATGCCCGTAGTACCCATTATGTGCATTGTAGATGTGCAGGTATAAATCAGGCAGCGCCGAAGCTTGCAGCTTGAACACAACCATATTGCCTTCATCTAGAGCTGGGTCTGCTACAGATACGAAGAAGTCGCGGTCAAAAGAGTATTTGTCTACGTCCTGCACTGGCTCAAAAGCCGCGTCAGTGGCCTCATTAAATGGGAGGATAGCGGTAGCAAGGCACCACCCAGCCTCCTCACAACAAGACTTCTCTAGGTCGAACCCCACGAACACGCCAGCGTCATCGACGAAATTTACCTTACTGCCCCAAGAAGATGTATCACCTTCAAAAATTCTCATAATCAATCCCAACCTTTGCGGAATCCGCACTCTTTGTACAAGGCACAGTATTTTTCACTGCACAGGTAATGTTTAGGGTTGCCGCTGAACACCAGCTTAGGGTCTACGCCCTCGGCTACGGCATTGGCTCTGGCTATCAGGCTCTTAAGCGTAACTTTGGTGAACGCCATCCGCTCATCGGCCTGTTCTGGGGGCAGCTCTAAAATGCTGCCCTCTACGCCGGTCTTTTTGAACACAACACCGTGGATTAGGTTACGCTCTACTGGGATGCCATTAGCCTCCACCAACAATTTGTAGGTGGTCTGCTGCAAGTCGTAGTTATTAAGAACAGGCTTACGCTTTGAGGTCTTAACATCGGAGATCACACCACCGGCACGATAATCTAAGGTGCCGCTGATGGCTTTAATGATCGGGCTGTTTGGCACTTTTACCGTGTACCGCACCTCTACGTCATCGGGAATATCAGCGTAGGGCGCAATGTCACCTAAATAAGATTTGACCCCCGCCTCTACCTCCTCTTGAGCGCCGCTAACGGTCTCGCCTTCGTCAAGCACCACCTCTTCGGCGGCTTTTTTGTACTCTTCTTGGGCAGCATCGACGTATTCTGTGAGGCCAGAGCCTAAGCGCCCTGTCTTTTGTGCCTCCAACCACAGCCGCTCCACACCGGCATGGACACCGGTACCGATGGCAGCGCGGTTACTTGGCATGGACTGCCTGCCAAGCATGTGCGTATTGAACCAGCTCCACCCACAACTAAGTGATGTGGACAGAGAGCTTGGTCGGATCACAAGGTCTGTCTTTAGCTCATAGTCAGTCATTAGCCTGCACCATAAGCTCTACAGCCTCCGACAGAGTTTGCAGGGACGCTTTGGTGTAATCGTAAGTGAGGTACGCAGGCTGCGCTCCCACGATGGGGTTCTCTATGGAGTGGAAGTGGTTGTTTAGATCTTCGTAAGCCATATACAAAGCCTCTTTATGCTGCGCCACGGCCTTTAAGTGCGCCTCTGTATCGTGCGCTTTGACGATGTGTGTAGACATATCCAAAGCAACACTTTTAGGCGGCAGGCACAAAACTAAAATAACATTGTTCGTGACCACTAAAGCCTCCATCAAAACGGCTGCTCTATGTAACTCTGCCGCTTCACCATCACCTAAGATACAGTCGTAGACAGGGTGGGAGATCAGGCGGGTGCGATCCAGCACAACAGGCTGCCCGACCAAACTTAGATGCTCGGCGTAGACCGTGCGGGTGTGCGGGGTGGCTGCGCCCCCGTGCTGGTACGTATACCCTAGGTGTTTGGCAACGGCCTTGGCCACTGTTGTTTTGCCGCTGTTGTCACAACCTTCAAAAATAACCAATGTACTCATAATAATCTCCTAAGCGAATGAAATCTGTTTGTCGAATTGGCCTGCTTCAATAGCACCCCAATTAGTGCCGATGAACACGTCCACAGGCATAGGTAAGTCTGTCACCTTAGCGTTAGCGATGACTTGGAACCACGCTTTTTGCATGCACTCCCCCATGATGGTCGCGGTCGCTTCGGCCTCTCCTTTAGGTACGATGGCAATGTACGAATCGTGGATAAAGTCACCTAAACTGTGGGTTATGCCTGCTTTGTGCATGTAATGCAGAGCTAGCTTAGCCACCTCTGCTCCTGAGCCTTGGTTCTCAATGTTGAGCTGATCGGTCATCCGATCCCCTTTATACAGCCGCCCCAGCAGCGTAGACCCTAGCAGCCCTTGCTCGTGGTCTTTGATGCCTTTCTGCTGCCATCGGGTCACGCCACGGTATAAATTGTGCCACTTGCGTTTGTTGTTCCGTAGCTCTTGCTCTGGGATGACTAACCCAGCCTGCTTAAGAAGAATGCTACCAAGCATCCCAGCGCCCCCACCGTACAGGAGGTTAAAGTTACAGCCTTTGGCAATTGTGCGAGACCTTCCTGTACGTTCGCCACCCCTGCTAACAACCATAGCGTCTGTGAGGGTGTGGAGATCTTCGTTGTTGCGGTACGCCTCAACCATTGCGGAGTCGCCAGTAATGGCCGCAACAATACGCAGCTCCAACTGGCTGTAATCGCTGTACACCAGCACCATACCTGAGTCAGGTGTAACGCCGAAGAGCTTCTTCAATGCCCTTGGGATCTGTTGCAGGTTGTCTTCTTTGCAGCTAAACCGGCCAGAGCGTGTGGAAGGGCTAAAGACACCGTAAATTCGCCCACCGACCGATGCCTTTAGGTACTTTTTGGTGGTGCTGATCTGCTTCTTTAGCTTCTTGACTTCGATAATAGCCTGCACTGTGGTGTCACCAGCGGCTGCTAAGGACGCTAAGAACAGCCCGTCGGACTGGTCAGTGCCTAGAAGCGCCCTTACCTGCTTATAGCTATTAACATTTAAGCCTTCTGGCAGGTAGCTAACTAAAGGCGCTAAATTCCCCTCGGCCTCGGCAATGAAGGCTCTGGCTTCACCGGCTAAGAAGGGCATACCGCACTGCTGCATGGGCAAAGCAGCGGCCACGGACAGCATATCCAGCTTATAGGTCAAGGAGTCTTTAACATCCGACACGGCTGCTAACACTTCTGGCATGTAATAAACATCGGTCGCGGCGTAGGTTAGTTGGTCTGCTGATAACTCCCCAGTCCATCGGCTTTTTTGCAGCGTCTTTTTGTCCAGCCCTTGAGCTTCGTACGGGTCGGTGCCTAAGACGTGCGTCATGACCTTATCTAAACTAAATGACCCCAGTCGTGGTAGGGATTGACGGGCTAGATAAAACGTGTCAACGAACCCTGTAACGTCCAGTGTTACGCCGGTCTGCCGTTGAATTGTACTTATCTCATAGCTGGCGTTATGGCAGGCTATGCTGCCGCCATCTTCGATGAAGGTGGCTAAGACACCCGCTAATTGATACGGGTCAGGCGTAGCTACCATAAGTACGCTGTGGTCGCCTTCCTGATAAAATTGAGCTAACTGGACTGCCCCATAGAACCCGTCTGTCTCTACATCAAAGCAGAGTATTTTTGAAGCGTCTGGCTTAATCTGTGCGAGAGGAACCCGCATGTAAGGTGTTTTTTTCATTTTCGTAACTCCTAGTTTAGAGACTGCCACCGCAGCGGCAGCAGTCTGTTGGGTTAAAGCTCTACAGTAGGTGCATCGTCTTCGTCACGACGGGTAGCTGTGGTGGGGCTGCCTGCCTCTTCTTTAAGCTCAGGCTCCACGCCGTCAAAGTCGCCTTCGTCAAGAGCTGTAGGAGCCTCCACGGCATCGGCAGCGTAAGGGATGAACTTAGCTAACTGAATGCCTGACAAGTACAGACTCACACCACAATTACCGATCACCTTAGTAGTTGGATCTTGGATTGTGTAGACTTTGCAAGTGGCCATAAGCAAGCCACGGCTACCGTTACCAATTTGCTGAGTACCTAAAGAGACGGGTGCGCCTTTAGCATTGAACACCTGCACCTTCTGCAAGTCACCTTTAGCGTTGAACTTACGGGTGGACGCGGTGAATTTGGTGTAGTCGGTGTCCTCATACACGGGGTCGCCGTTTTCATCTTCTTCATCGGTTTTACGGCGCTTCACGCTGAATGGCATCTTAGGGTTCTTAGCGCCTTTAGCTTTGTTCTCCTTCCACTCTTCGCGGATTAGCTTAATCAAGCTTTGGCACTCTTCGGAATCTGTTTTCAACTCCAGCGTAGCCTGAAACTTCTCCGCGCCGCCCATGTAGCTCTGCCCGTCAACAATGTTGACCCAAGCCAAGTCACCCACTGGGGTTTTGATTTTCGTACCGTAGTATTTAGCCATTAGATAGATCCTTTTAAGGTCTGTTAGTTCGTTTTAAGTTAACTCCGTAATGGAGTGTCCGCTAGTATACGCTTTTTTGAGTTGTCCGCAACAACTATTTTATATTGCGCTTGTTGCGCCTACTGAACGCCGTCTGTGCCAGCGGTCTAGGTGCGCTGGGATGTACAGAAAGGCTCTCGCCCCTTTGACTGTTGTGCGCTTGCGCGGAATGTCCGCTAGGCTCTTTGTCAGGCCACGCATCGTCCCAGCATCGTCTGTTAGCTCTAGGTATAACTCAAACAGCGCGTCCTCGGTGATGCAGCCAGCGTTGGCCTGCTTCATCAAGTCCGGCACCCCGTAGTCATTCGCCAGCGCGTCCAACTCTGTGTACATCTCATTCATTAGCATGTACTCAAGTTTGCGGCCTGCCGAGAACATCGACGCAATGAGGGTTTTCTTCTCTGCGGTTGCAGGGGGTTCCATGTACTCATCGGCTGTCAGTGATTTAGCCTCTTCTGCCAGCCAGTAGCTAAAGTCTAACGACTCTTTTTCGATTGTGTCCATTAACACAGACAGCCCACCAAGCTGCTCCACCCAACCCTCGTTACCTAACTTGTTGGGCGTGTTGCAGTAAGCCACACGCCGGTCATCGGCATCTAGCACCAGTGGGTTGCGGTTAGCGGTCAGAATAAACGTGACATTATGTAGATGCTGGAAACTGTCCGTCCGCATAAGCCGCACGTCCACAGCTCGCTTACCTGTGTAGGCTTTAAGCTTACCTAACACAGCGTCCTGCTCTGACTTGTGCGAGAGTTGGTCGCCGTACTCATCAAGCTGCACAAAATAGGTATCCAGCATGTAGGGGTTATAAAGCTCGGTGAAGCTTTTGGCTGTTGGGGCGGCGGTGGATGGCTCTCCGATAAGCCGCTGGATGATTTTAAACAGCGTGTCTTTGCCTGAGCCTGCTACGCCCATCAAATACAGCACCACAGGTGAGTAATCGAACGTATTCAGCTTGTACTTTAGATGACCTAAGATGTAATCGCGCATGGTATCGCACGGGATCAGCGTCTTTAGGTATTTCAGCGTGTAAATAGGCTCTTTGTAATTCACACTGTACGCTGCTGGGTTGCGGAATACCGCCAGTTCAGGGGTCTGCACAAAGGTGTTGAAATTGTCCACATCGGCACCATAGAACCCGAACTCTCGGCGGGGGTTAGAGCTAACATCGACCAAAGGCATAGACGCTTTGATGTTGGCTTTTTTAGGGATGCTGGCAGCGATGGCTTCAATGTGCTGGTACAGGCCATCGAATTTATCGAACCTTAGATACTTACTCTGCACCTGATTAACTAAATAGTAGGCCATGCGGCTGGGGTCATAGAAGCCCTCTACCAGCTCATGCCGTTTTGTTGCGATGGCTAAGCGGCTGGCCTCCCAGTTTTCATCAAACTGCCAGATAACCTCGCCGTTGACGGCGGCGCGCCCCTCCACCATAGGATCGGTGATGGTAGCCTCAAGGCGTTTAGTGGGCATTGGCTGCTTAAACATGCCATTGATGCAAAACATCCCTGAGAGGTACAGCTCTTCGTCCACAGAGCAGTCGGCACCTAAGATAGCTGACACCTTGCTCATGTACTCACTGCCACGTCCGTCTGGCACATCGGCGGGGTGCAACCAGCCCACCTGCTGATACGCTGGTAAGTCACGAAAGTCTTTAGGTGTGAGGATCTTAAACAGACTGCGGTTAGGCTTGCCTGTTGCGACCATCTGCTCAATTTGCGGCTTTAGGTTAAGATCCCACGTTTTATTAGCCACGGCCATAGCGTCCGCGCTTGTTTTAGACGGCATGACAGCTAACAGAACGTCCTTAATGGCTTGGGGCATTGGTCGCAACTTGTCCAGCACGGCTGCTTCGATGTTGCGCTTGGTCTTATTGGCTTCTGTAGCCGCGTAGACGAACCCCCCATCGGCAAAGTAGTCTAATTTAAGCACGTTGTCATTGCGTGAGAACGACTCTGTAGGAGCGCCTTCGTACTGGTACAGGTAGGTGGCGGCTCTTATGTCGTTGCCGTCACTGTCTTGTTTGCCTTCACTGACAAACACCACCTCATTATAAGGGTCAAGTTGTTTAAACAAGTCCGTGGTTGCTTGGCTGTCACAATCAACAGCCACAACACCACTAAGTTTACCGGTCAACAGCCCACCTAAAGTGGCCGCCTTTGTTGATTTGGTGCCTGTGTACTTCTCTCGCCAACCTAGCTCAAAGCTGGGGATGGATTTTTTGCCTTTGCTGTCCCTAGCTAACTTACCGCTCAAGGGGACTGTGTGGTAGCCCCTCGTGATGTAGGGCATTAGATTCTGTATCACTGCGCGTCCTCCCAAGCCCCATAAGGGAATGTGCCGTGGTAGGCCAGCCCTTTAGGGCTTTCTGCCACGCCGGAATCAGCCTTCATCCATGAAGGGAATAGGCTTTTGTCTATAGCGTCCCGCACAGTTACACTATCAGCCCCTCTAGCCTCCTTAAAGTAGCCCACTAAGGCAGCCGCTACGGGGCGACTGATTGGCAGGTCAAGCTGCCTAATAACTAAGGCTAGTGGGATGCCCACACGCACCCTAGCAACGCACTCGGTCAACGTATCGTAGCCGATCAGCTTGCGCCGCGCTCTTGTTGATGTTTGGTTTCTCATTAGTTACTCCTTATACATCGAACTGGCTGTGGAGCCATTGGTTAAACTCTGACGCACCCAGTGGTTCGCGGGGCATAGGGACACTCTTATGGCGCAGCCAATGGCTTGAACCAATGGATACGATGTGGTCTTCAAGATCTGAACACCACCAGAACCGCCGATCTACCGGCTGCTTGGGGTGAGCAATGATGAGGCTTGGGTCGGGGCTACTTGATATGTGCGAGTACGTCACTTGCAACAGCTTAGCCTCTTGATCTGAGCCTTGGAATAATAAGTTCACTTTAGTTTTCATCTGTGTCATAGCCTAATTCCTCTTGTTTATCAAATAGTTGCTCTTGTAAGATGCGGTCGGCAATCTCATAGACGGCATCTAAAATGCGTTCGTCGTGGTCATCCATGAGCGCCGCCGCTTGTCGTGCTACAGCATCGTCATAATACGCTGCTGCTCTCTTATAAAGGGTCATCTGTACCTCCTACGCCAAGTGAGCGGCCAGTATACACAAACAAAAGTAAAAAGGAAATAGTTTAAGTTAAACTCTGCACTGACTCTGTAAAGGTAAGAGTGAATAGCTGTTGACGTAGCTAGTAGACACTGGCATAATGCAGCCTCACTTAACTAAGAGGATTTAACAGATGGCTACCGTACTAAAACGCTATAACGAGATCAACGAACTGCTATTAGAGAGTATGCGCCGTGGGCTAACCGTTGCCGCTATGTATGAGAACGCCGTGGAGCTAATGAAAGCTCAACGCTCTAATAAAGCAGTGGTGCTTAAATCGGCTAACGGCCAAATCATTCACCTGTGGTGTTCTTATCATCAATGCTATGAGCCTATTGCACTACCAGGCACTACAGCAGCCGATGAGGCCAAGATGGGGCTGGCACACTTCGGGGTCAAAAAAGGTGGCCGCACCGGCTACGCGCATGCCTGTAGCCACGGCATCAATGTCTACGCAGCGCAGAAACGCGCTTTGAAGAAGCGTCAGGATGAGATCACTCAGATGTTGCTGGAAGAGGACATCAACGTGGATGAAGCCCGTGACCTGCGCGCGCTGTCAGAAGAGGCCATCATTGTACACACACCTCGGCCTGACGGCTTGAGCTTTGCCACCCCAGCAGAAGCACGGGCTTATTGGGATGGTACCAACCGATGAAGAAGCTAACCTTAGATCAAGTGGTCGAGATGATGGCCATGCAGGACAAGCTAAACCAACAGACCCAAGATAAGATTGACCCCTCTACGACTTGGCGCAAGGCTGATCGTCCTTGGTACCGCTACACCTACATGGAGGCAGCAGAGCTGCAAGATGACTTAGGTGGCTGTCACTGGAAGCCTGCCTCTGGTCGGTCTCAGATCCAGCAGCACTTAGAGATCATCGACATCTTGCACTTTAGCCTGTCTCAGGCGCTACAAGACAACGTAGACGCTGCTGAGTTGGTCGAGCTGGATTTAGCCTACACGGACTCGGTGACGGCCTCTGACCTATGTGACGACATTGTGTACAAGAGCTTCATCCATGAAGAGACCATAGAGGCCATCTGCGCCTTGGCCACACGTTGTGGTGTGGATGACATAGCTAAATTGTACGCGGCTAAATGTGCCTTAAATGAGATCCGACAGGAGCATGGGCGAGTAGCTAAAGCTGGGTTGGATGACAACGACATCTTAGAGGTGCTGCTGAGTGATGTGCCTGACCTTGACAGTCTGGAAGCCATTAAGCAGAAAGTGAAAGAAGATTTTCTGCTGGTAGTAGGGCTTTAAATAAGGCGTAGAAAATCAAGGCCACAAA